GGCGAAGCGTGAGGCATATTAACCATCTTAAGATTATTAAATGAATATTCCGGAAAATTATATTTTCTACCGTTAGAAGAGTTGTTTTCCCAAGTTTCATTTGGCTTATCAGTAATTAACATATCTGCATATACTAAATCCACATCTTCTGCGACAAATAATTCTTTCGCGTGTTTTTCTAACGCATCTGGAGCTTTTCTATCGTCTAAATTGGCATTAGTTAAATATTCTCCTGTGGCTATTTCTACAGCCATATTCCAAACTCCATAAATGCCAGGATCTTTATCTAGTTTTTTATATACAATATTATTGGGATATTTCTCTACATACTCATTAATAACTTTTTCTTCGTTCCCTGGAGAATTAGCATTAATAAGAATAAGTTCGCATTTCTCTTCAAACACTGTTTGTCTGGTAACGTCTTCCAAAAAGGGTCTAATAAATTCATCGCCATTAAAGACTGAAGTTATGATTGATATCTTGGGCAAATCTTTAGTATTAACATTGATGAGTTTCTTGTTCAAAGACTTAAGTAAAAATTGGGCGTATTGTTCTTCTTTTGTAAAAGTATTCAATATCCACTTTTGAAGCTTTTTAGCTGACGATTTAAATCTTCCCAGATCTTTATAAACTTCGCGAAGTTTCATCTTATAAGAACCTTGTTGGGGATATGCCCACATTGAATCTTTTTCCACTACACCGTCCCATACAGCGCTCTGAGCAACTGGTTGCAAATTAAAGTCAACTTTTGCAAAATGCGCCCTCAGTTTTTCTTTACCCTTTTTATCCTTTACAGGTTTATAAAGAAAATCCAAATGACCACTCCAGTCTGTCGCCAATACTGGTAATCCTGAATAAGCAGCTTCAAAAAGCGGTAGACCAAACCCTTCGCCGTGAGTTAAAGACACCAAGCATTGAATTTGTTTATGAGCATAAAGTGAATGCATTTCCTGATCAGTCATATCCCCATGAAGAAGATAAACTTTACATTGTCTATTAGAATATTTCTTCAATAAATGTGTTAATTTGCTGTTTGCATCAAGACGATCTATTATAGATCCGCCGCGGGCAAATGTTTTTACCACAAGACCTACATTTGGATTATCAATAAATTCTTCCACAAACCATGTAATCGTATTTTCTATATTCTTTCTTGGGCCCCATTGAGCAACAGTCAAAAAATTAAATTTTGTAGATACATTTAAATCTAAATCCACCGGTTCAAAATGTTTAACTGGATAATGAACAATATCTATATCTTTCACACATTTAAGGTAACCTTTTTGTCCAGAATTCGGATCCACTCCTTCATAAACGGTATTAATAAATGTTTGTTTAGAATGTTCTGAGATAGTAATGATCTTATCCATCTCATTCGCTTTGTGAATCCAGACCGGAGCGACACGCGTGGTTTCTATACCAGCTGTAACACCAATATTAACTGGCGCCATACGTTGCCATTCATTTGGAATAGTTACTTGAATACTTACATCATATTGAGGACTTTGCTGTTGATATAAAGCCGTTTTTTTAATTATTTCATCTAACCACCGTCGCTCTTCATTTTCTTCCCAAATCCAAGTTGATTCTCCCCAATTAACTGGAATTAAATATATATCTAGATCATCAGCTTGCCTTAGAGCGCGCAAAACAAAACGGCAGTGTTCTCCATATCCTGTTCTAGTTAATGCCGGCCCTCTTACTAAAACTTTCATAGCGCTATCTCCTTAAGCTCCCATCTATGAGAATAATTCCGTGTATCCCAAGATCCTTCTTCTTCATAAATCTTAGTCATAACATCTACCCACGCTTTATTAAAGCTTTCAAAATTATAATTTTTCATTACATGGGCGCGGCCGGCGGCGCCGAGTTCATCTCTTTCTTCTTTGCTCATAGATACCATTCTATCCATAGCGTTTACCACATCATCACTGCTAAGTCTATCTTCATAAATCCATGGAATCTCTTGAGAGCCTATAATGGCTTTAGAAACTGGCTCGATACCTATTCCAAAGACTTTATCACCATCAGTAATTTGCTCTTGCAATCCACCAGTCAGCGAAACAATAATTGGAGTTCCACACGACAGTGATTCAAAAGTGGCCAGACCAAAACCTTCGGCGTCTGAGATATTAATAGTACAATCAGCCATATTGTACATTAAGGCCAATTTTGCCGGAGAAACCTTCTCCTGACTAAACAAGACTTCTCCATTGGTAAGGCCTAAGTCTTCAATAATCGCGTTAAGATCTTGACCATGTGGATCTTTTACTTCAGTGTGCATAATTAAGCATGCTTTATTTTTACCAACCTTATTAAGAAATTCGTTAAACCAAAAAATTAAAGATCCACTCTGCTTTCTTCGAGCATTTCGATTGTTCCAAAAGAAAATAAACCTATCTGGATCGTAAAACTCACCAAAAGTATTTTTCTTAAACCTTTCTACAAATTCCTTATCTTCAAGAGGTTTAAATATGTTATTATCAACCGCATGCGGAATATATTGAGAATTAACATTAGGAGCAACAGTCTTTACAATGTCGTCCGTTACTTTAGATATTGTCGCAATAAAATCATTAGATTCATAGAATCTTTTATTATAGGTTGGATAAGGATAATTGTCCCATACGTGATAGTAAACCATTGGAAGTAGAGGGCGAACTTCATTCTCCATTTGCCACAACCAGCCCCAAAATCTAGGGTCAGTCATAAACCAAAGAATATCTGGCTTTTCTTGTCTTATAATAGATCTTAAAACTTCAGGAGTGCCATATCCATCTACGGGAAACATAATCCAATCATCACCCCATTCTTCAGTTTTTATTGGATTATAACTTGGGTGTTTTATAGCGCCTCCTAAAGATATGATCTTAAACTTACCACTTTTTAAAAGTGCTTCACATATGTATTTTGTTTGAGTTCCTACTCCACTAGGAGAAATTGGCATGTCACTAATGGTGAGTACCTTGATTTTCTTTTCCATTTATTCCTCACGTACAATGTTCTGATTTATAATATTCGCACATTCCATATTTACCATAACAAGAAAGTCTATTTTTAACATAGTTTTTCTTTTTAATATTGTAAATCGATTTGTCAAGTAATTTAAGAGCATTATTAATTTTTTTGGTTCCGTTTGATACTTTAAATATCTCTACTTGGTTTTTTCTAGCAGTTCTTTTAAGAAGCGCAAAATGAGTTGTAACGTCATTATAGTCTTTATTGTGCTTTTTACACCAAAAATGCTTATAAAGAGTTAATTGATAAGTTATCATCTTATCTGTCTTTTTTCTACTATCCCAACCCCATGAACAAGTCTTCCAATCAATAATATGATACTTATTATCTTTAGGCACATAAACCACTAAGTCAATAAAACCTTTAAAGTTTTCAACTTGGTTTTCAGAATTCTTACCTTGGTCTGTAATATCCTCATTTTGGTCTTGAATAGGCTCATAAAGTTTTTCTTCTATTGCGATTAACTTAAAATTACCAAAATACTTCTTTGTGGCCGGCAAAATGAACTTTGTAAGATGTTTTCCTTGCTCTCGCATTGAAACCACAAGACCAGAATTAAATGTAATATCTGGTTTATCCTCTTTTATTTTTCTCAAATTACCCAAAAATTCTTGTTCAAATTGCGCTTCTAAATTAGTATTTTGCTGATTGTTAACATGTTCCTTTACAATGGTTTCGCAAACTGAATGTAAAGCAGTGCCAAATGCCGTATGTTCATTTCCCTTAAATTCATTAATTTTATCAATATAGTTTAATTTATGTTTCCATGGACATGTTGTCCACTCTTTAAGCTCTGAGAAAGATATATGAGACATTTAACCCTCTTTGATCGTTTTTGTTTTTCTTTTTTTAGGGGCTCTTTTTGGAACACGAATTGGCGCTTCTGCTAGCGGCGGTGGGCTTTGCGGTGGCGCAGGTGGACTTGGCTTGTCTTGTTTTATTTGTGCCAACTCAAGCTTCCAAACTCCCTTAACTTTACCAGTTTCACTAAAGTTTTTTATTTTAGATTCTTGCAGAACTTTAATCACTTCTCTTTGCGGGTGACGTTTTTTAAATTCGCTAACAACAAAAGCAGTTTTATAAACTTTTCTTTCACTTAGTGGCCTCTTATATATTGAATCGATTTCTAAAACTAGTTCCACCGTATTGTCATTTAAATATTTAATTTTCATAATATAGATCTTCCTTGTCTGTGTTTAGCACCTTTTCTATTTTATTATACAATATAGGACTTAAATCTTTCAATTTTTGTTTGTCTCCCAATAAATAATTTTCAAAACCATTAGCCCAATATTCTTTTAAAGATGTTATAGCATAAGGTGAATAAAATAGGCCCGGCGAGATATTCCTCAAATAATCATATCCTAATTCTTTATACAGATGATTGTCAAAACTTTCATTATACTCCGGACTTAAATAATATAACATATTATAAGTATCTTTGTCAAGTAAATAATAAAGAGAACGTCTCTTAGCCAAAAATTCTGATTCTAACTTATAGTCACCATATATTATATCATTTAATTGAGATAAATGTTCTATCGCATGCGCCATTTCATGTATAATGTCATCAATCAAATCTTCATCATCATCTTGATTATTGGAAACATATATTGAGTTGTCTTTATATAGAGCATTAAATGCCCGATTTTTTTTATGAAAATCATTAAAGTTTCCAACGTAAATACCCTCGAATTCATCTGTGAGGTGGATTGGTACCAAGGATTCAATTCGTTGCAAAATAGAGTCAAAATTTATATCATTATTGAAATCTTTTATCATATAAACTGGCTTATCATGTAAGCGTAAATTCTGCTTAGATAGATTATTCACTGATTCACGAATATATTTTATCATTGTTCTGATTCGTTTTTGTTTGTACTATCAACATCCGCCAAAGCTTGGCTATAGCCCCTAATAAAATTTTCTTCTGCTACTGGCAATAAAAATTCTGGAAATTCTGTTGCCATGGCCTCAATAATCATTTCAACTGTTACTTCGTCATTTTCCGGCTTAAATTTTTCTCCAACATAATCTACAAGCCATTCTTTCATTGGATTTGTCTTTTCAACAGGAACTTGTATATCGGGTGTATCACTCATCTTCTATCCTCCATTAGTGTAATTATATCAGCAATTTGAATTAATTTAAAGTATTTTAGACGCTATCGTCGCGACTTTTGAACGCTCGCCCTTTACCAATGCCACGTGGCCTGAAATATCATATTCTTTAAATTTTTCAACGGCGTGAGTAAGTCCATTAGAAGTTTCATCTAGATAAACATTATCAATTTGCTCTATGTCTCCCGTCAAAACTATTTTTGTATTTTCTCCGACGCGCGTAATAATTGTTTTTAATTCATGGGCTGTGAGATTCTGTGCTTCATCCACTATAATAAATGCATTTGAAATGGAGCGCCCTCTTATATAAGTTAATGCTTCAATTTCAATCGTTCCGTTGCTTATATACATTTTCAGTGTTTCTTTGTCGTTGCCCAGCAAAAACTGCAGATTGTCTTGAATGGGAGCGACCCAAGGCGCCATTTTTTCTTCAATTGTGCCAGGCAAAAAACCAATATCTCGACCCATTGGCTGAATTGGACGCGAAATAACCAACCTTTTATATTGTTCAGATTCCATTATTTGCTGTAAGCCGGAAGCTATAGCTAATAGTGTTTTTCCGCATCCAGCTTTACCGGTGAGAGTGACTACGTCTATATTCTTATCACCCAAAAGGTCTAAAGCAAATATTTGCTCTTTGTTTCTTGGCTTTATTCCCCAAATTCCTTTATTGTGACCACCGTTGATTCTTTTAAGAGGTAACGAGTGTGAAAAAAATCTTGCCAAAGCTGTTTTCTTTTCATTTTGATTAGAAACTAACATAACATATTGGTTAGGAAACAACCTACGTTCTTCTTTTTCGATAAATATGCTTTCTTCGTTATAAAACCTATCTAATACCGGTTCATCCACCAGATGCTCAGTAAAACCAGTATATATGTGGCTCGTGTCTTTAACAACTTGATTGGATTGGAAATCTTCTGTTATGAGGCCGAGCGAATCACATTTAACTCGCATATTAATATCGCGAGTAACAACAATCACTTTTCTTTTTGGATTCTCATCTTTTTGATTTAAAGCAACACCAATAATTTCATTATCCGGTATTGATACGTCTAGATTTTCTGGAATTGATTTTTTTATACAAAGTTTAACATATATTTTGCCTTTGCTGCGGCCTAATTTAATACCTTTATAGAGACTTCCATTTTCTCTGAGGCTATCTAGTTTGCGAATGACCTCGCGCGCATTTGTTCCTACGCTGTCTTGACGCTTTTTATGATTATCAATTTCTTCTAAAACTTTTAAAGGTAATACAATATCATTATTGTTAAAGGAAGTAAGACAGCTAGCATCTGTTAAACAAGCGCTAGTATCCAAAACATAGATCTTTTTAGCCATAAAATTCTCGATTATTCAGCACTTACAATAAATAGTTCACAATTTTTATTTGATGTAATTGGCGAAAACGTTTATAGGTCATTAGTTATTTGTATAGGATTAAAAACTAACGTTAGTTTTTAATATTAAGGAGGTCGAAGGAGGACTAAAAATATGTATAGGGCACTAACACTAACCCTTTTTATTCTATCAGCTATGTTAACAACTTCTTGTGGTTTAAAAAAAACCGCAAGTGAATTCTTGCCACGCAAAAGCTATGTTTATGTTCAAAAAACAGTTAAACTTAGAAAATGTCTCGATGATAAGTGTATGGAAGGTGGTTTTACCGCTTCTGGTTCTGGTTTCATTGTTAAAATAACATATGAAGGCTCATATATCATGACAGCGTCACATGTTTGTGTGGAAGACAAAAACCAATATATAGGGGGGGTTGAAGTGGTTTCAGAAAACGTTCTAGTTGAAACTTTAGATGGACGCACCTATACGGCGGAAGTGCTTGATCACGACCCGGATATTGATATTTGTTTGATGTTTGCGGAAAATCTTACATCAAAAGTAAAAGCAGCGAGAATAGCCGATTCGGCGCCCAAAGAAGGTGATAAAGTATTTAATATCGCTTCTCCCTATGGAATTCACTACAACAACGTAGTGCCTATTTTTGAAGGACGCTACATTGGCATAAAAGGTAAACAAAGTTATTATACTTTTGACGCGGCGCCGGGTTCTTCAGGTTCCATGATTGTTAATGACAAAGGAGAATTAATAGGATTGCTACACTCAGTCTTTATAAAAATGAATGTAGTAGTGGTTTCTGTAAATTATGACGATTTAAAAGCTTTTGCTCATAAAGGGATTAGAAACCATAAAAAAGACAGATATAATAAAATATTACTACTGGATACTAAACTTAAGCTTTAACGTTTCTTATAAATTACAGTGCCCAGCTTGCTTTGCACAAGTTTTAGATAATCATAAAATCTCAAACCAGCTCTTTCATCCCTCAAAACGTTATTTAGAAAATAATCTCTATTATAGCTGAATATTCGTTTTAAGTAATCTTTTAGAATTGCATCATATATAAATCTACTATTAAAGGTTTCTCTTGTTATCAAACTTTGAGAAAAAATTATATCTCTATCGTCTAAAAAATGAATGTTAACGCCATATCCAGAATTATTTTTCACACTAACCATGTCATATTCCATTCTAATACTAAAATTAGCCGGAGAACACACATAGCCCATTTCTTTTATCTGCTGGCGATATCGCCTCACCTTCTAATGGCCGATATACTATGCGGGGAAATGAATTGAATTTTTTTATTCTTATTTCTTGGATCTTGAAGAGTTAAATACTGATCGGCGCTCCATCGAAGGTATTGGATATCTTCTAAAAGCCAAACTTTATTATTATAAGATACTTTTGATCCCACATAAGCTCTTCTTCCTAAAGAATCGATTGTAAATCTATTAGTTGCCATCCTTCTTTGATTTCCTTTTCTTTTTGTTCTTTTTTACTTCAATTGGCTTCTTCCAAGCCTTAAGTCTGAACCACCCTTTTTTATTTGCTTCTCTGACTCGTTTTATCTTATATAAATCGAATTCATCGTACAATTCGTTAATTTTTTCTTTTGCCTTGTTATAATTATCAAAAAAACCATAAATTACCCAAGTTTTATTAGACATTTTCACTCTCCTAGTCCACAAACAGTTTCTGTTATCAACCTCGTGACAATATAAGGATCACAATTGGCATTAGGCCGACGGTCTTCAATATATCCTTTACCGTCTTTTGCTACTTGCCATGGCACTCTAACGGAAGCGCCTCGATCTGATATCCCATATCGATATTCTTTATATGAACATGTCTCATGATCACCAGTAAGCCTCTCTTCTATAGCTGCGCCATAATTTTTAATATGCAATCCATGACGTTCACCTAAAGCTTCAGCTGCTTTTGTGCAGTAATATACCCCTCCAGCTTCTCTCATAACTTTGGTTGAGAAATTGGTATGACATCCCGCTCCGTTCCAGTCTCCTTCGGCTGGTTTTGGCTCAAACGAAACAGCTACATTGTGGTTCTCTGCAATTCTATGCAGTAACCAACGTGCAATCCATAATTGGTCTGAAGCTTCCATGGCATTAACAGGCCCGACTTGGAATTCCCATTGCCCGGGCATTACTTCAGCATTAATTCCTGATATTTGTAATCCTGCTTTCAAACAAACTTCTAGATGTTTTTCTACAATATTTCTACCAATTGCTAAACCTGCGCCGACACCACAGTAGTATGGACCTTGTGGAACAATTTCATCTTCGTATGATGACCCACGTGGTGTATTTTTTAAAGAATATTCAAAACCAATTGGTTCATGATTCCAACGATTCACAAAGGTGTATTCCTGTTCCATTCCAAACCACATATCAGCATATTCAAACGTTTCATACACTTTTTGTAGCGACGATCTTGTATTTGTTTTATGAGGAGTCATATCTGTATTTAATACTTCGCATAAGACTAGTTTATTATTATCACCGCGAATGGGATCATTACAAATAAAAATTGGGCTTAAGACACAATC